TGCCGCCGCGACGCGCCGCACCCTGGGCTGGAGCGTTTCGGCGGAAGGGATCAACACCCTCGTCACCGGAGGCGGCGACGCGCTGCGCGCCCGTTCGCGCGACATGGTGCGGCGCAACGCCTGGGCAAGCAATGCGGTCGAGAGCTTCGTCGGAAACGCCGTCGGCACGGGCATCAAGCCGCAGGCCAAGCACCCGGATCCAGCGATCAAGCGGCGTCTTCAAGAGCTGTGGCTCCGCTGGACCGACGAGGCCGATGCCTCGGGGCTGACGGATTTGTATGGGCTCCAGGCGCTGGTGTGCCGCTCCACAATCGAGGGCGGCGAGTGCCTGGTGCGGCTGCGCGAGCGCCGGATCGAGGACGGACTGACGGTCCCGCTGCAGCTTCAGGTGCTCGAGGCCGAGCACCTGCCCACGACGAAGAACGAAAACCTCCCGAACGGCAACGTCATCCGCGCCGGCATCGAGTTCGACAGGCTGGGCCGGCGCGTGGCGTATCACCTCTACCGTGAGCATCCGGGCGAAAAGCTCATGTTCTTCAACGCCGCCGAGACGGCGCGCGTGCCGGCCGAATCGGTGCTGCACGTCTACAAGCCGCTCCGGCCCGGCCAGCACCGCGGGCAGCCGTGGCTCACGCAGGTGCTGGTCAAGCTGCACGAGCTCGATCAGTACGACGACGCCGAGCTGGTCCGCAAGAAGCTGGCGGCCATGTTTGCTGGGTTCATCATTGAGAACAACCCCGAGGACCCGGTCATCGGCGCGAAGCCGGGCGAGGGCGAAACGGATGCAAGCGGCGCGCCGCTCGCCGGCATCGAGCCCGGTTCGATGGTGAAACTGCTGCCCGGCGAGGACGTGAAGTTTTCTGAGCCGGGCGACGTGGGCGGCATGTACACGGAGTTCATGCGCGTGCAGTTGCGGGCGATCGCCGCGGGCCTGGGGATCACTTACGAGCAGTTGACCGGAGATCTGGAGCGCGTGAACTACTCCTCGATCCGCGCCGGATTGCTCGAGTTCCGCCGCCGCTGCGAGCAGTTCCAGCACCAGGTGCTGGTCTATCAGTTCTGCCGCCCGGTGTGGCGGGCCTGGATTGAAGCCGCTGCCATCAGTGGCGCGATCGATGCGCGCGACTACGCGCGGAACCCGGAAGCCTACCTGGACGTCGAGTGGCGGCCGCCATCGTGGGCCTGGGTCGATCCGCTCAAGGACATGAACGCCGAGGTCACGGCCGTGCGCGCGGGCTTCAAGCCGCGCAGCGCCGTGATCAATGAGATGGGCTACGACGAGGAGGACGTGGACCTGCAAGCTGCCGCCGACAATGCACGGGCCGATTCGCTCGGGCTGACGTTCGACTCCGACCCGCGCAAGACCACCAGCAACGGGCAACGGGTGGTGGAGCCAGAGCCAGCACCTGAGCCTGCCACGCAAGTCCAATGACGAACCTTCCCCACATTGCTTCGCGCGTGTTCCACACGCCGCTGATGATCGACTCGAAGAAGCTGGCGGCGATCCTGGCCGTGCTGGCGCCGCGCCTTGGCGTGGAGCCGCCCGCGGTCGAGGTGGCGTTGCTCACTGAGCAGCGATCGCGGAAGCCATACGAGGTCACCGATGCCGGCGTGGCGGTGATCGAGGTCTCGGGCAGCCTGGTGAACCGTGCTTCGGGCATGGACGCGCAGTCGGGGCTGACCTCGTATGAGCAGTTGGGCAACGAGATTCTCGATGCCGCCACCGACCCGCAGGTGCGCGGGATTCTGCTGCGCTTCGACAGCTACGGCGGCGAGGCCAACGGCGCCTGGGATGTGGCCAGCCTGATCGAGGACGCCTCGCGGCTGAAGCCTGTCTGGGCGTCAGTGGACGACTGGGCCCTGAGCGCCGGCTACTTGCTCGCCTCCGCGACCGACCGGATCTGGGTCACGCGCACCGGCGGGGTCGGATCAGTGGGCATCATCGCCATGCATCTCGATCAGAGCGGATGGGACGCGGCCAACGGCCTGCGGTACACGATGATCTTTGCCGGCGAACGCAAGAACGACTTCAATCCGCACGAGCCGCTCTCTGAAGGGGCCCGCGGCGTGCTCGAGGCCGAGGTCGCCCGGCTCTACGGCATGTTTGTCGACGCCGTAGCTCGCCGCCGCAGCCTGAGCGCCGCAGCCGTGCGCGCGACCGAAGCGGGCGTCCTTTACGGTGCAGACAGCGTGGCCCAAGGCTTCGCCGACCGTGTCGGCACGTTCCGCGAGGCGCTCGCCGCGATGACAGAGTCGTTGGTGAAACCCAAGTTCACGAAAGGAGGCACACCAGTGTCTGAAGCAAACGAAGTGATCCAGCCGGCGGCGAGTCCGGCGGCTGCCGATCTGGCCGCGATCGAAGCGCGGGCCCGCGAGCAGGGCTACGCCGAGGCGGCCGAGATTGTCGTCTTGTGCGCGATCGCCGGCCGGCCGACGCTGGCTAGCGACTTCATCAGCCGGCATCTGTCCGCAGCCGAGGTCCGCCAGGAGCTGCTGGCGCTGCGGGCCGAGGCGGACAAGGAAGAGATCCGGTCTCATGTTCTGCCGGAAGCCAGCACAACGGCCAAGCAGAACCTCGACGAAAACCCGGTCGTCAAGGCCTGCCTGGCCCTGGCCGGGACGAAAGGAGCGAAGTAGCCCATGCCCGTTCAAAGCGAACCGAACCGCCTCGGCGACTGGCTGAAATTCGAAGAGGACAACCTCTACAGCCGCGACGAGGTCACCGTCATCTCCGGCCAGAACCTGGCCACCGGCGCGGTCGTCGGCATCATCACTGCCAGCGGCAAGGCGACGCAGCTTGCACCCGGCGCAAGCGATGGCTCGGAAACGGCCGCCGGTGTGCTGCTCTTGCCTGTGGATGCGTCCTCGGGCGAGCGGCCGGGCGTCATCATTGCGCGGCACGCCATCTGCTCCGACAAGGGCTTGGTGTGGCCCGCCTCGATCACCGGCCCGCAGAAGGCCGCCGCCGTCAGCCAACTCAAGAGCCTGGGCATTCTTGTCCGGGAAGGAGCATAACCACTCATGCCGATCGTCAATCCATTCGCCACCGACGCTTTCAACATGGCCGCCCTCACAGCGGCCATCAACAAGATCCCGAACACCTACGGACGCCTCGAGCAGTTGAACCTCATGCCCGCCACCGGCGTCCGCACCCGCACCATCATCATCGAGGAGATGAGCGGCGTACTGAACCTGCTGCCCACGCAGCCGGTGGGCGCGCCTGGCACCCTGGGCACGCAAGGCAAGCGCAAGGTGCGCTCGTTCGTCATCCCTCACATTCCGCACGACGACGCCGTGCTGCCCGAGGAGGTGCAGGGCATCCGTGCCTTCGGCTCGGAGTCCGAGACCGAGGCGCTGGCCGATCTGCTCGCCCTGAAGCTCCAGAACATGCGCAACAAGCACTCGATCACGCTCGAGCACCTGCGCATGGGCGCGCTCAAGGGCGTCATCCTCGACGCCGACGGCTCGGTGCTCTACAACCTCTACAACGAGTTCGAGATCACGCCCAAGACGGTCAACTTCGCCCTGGGCACGGCCTCGACCGAGGTGCTGCTCAAAGTGCTCGAAGTGAAGCGCCACATCGAGGACAACCTCAAGGGCGAGTTCATGACCGGCATCCTGTGCCTGTGCTCGCAGGGCTTCTACGACGCCTTCACGACGCATGCGAAGGTGAAGGAGGCCTTCCAGTACTACCAGCGCAACCAGCAGCTCGGCAACGACTACCGCACGGGGTTCACCTTCGGCGGCGTGACCTTCGAGGAGTACCGCGGCCAGGCGACAGATGCATCTGGAGCTGTGCGGAAGTTCATCGCCGACGACGAGGCGCACTTCTTCCCGCTCGGCACCGCCAACACCTTCCGGACCTTCTTTGCGCCGGCCGACTTCAACGAGACGGCGAACACCCTGGGTCTGCCGCTCTACGCCAAGCTCGAGCCGCGGAAGTTCGGCCGGGGTACGGACCTGCACACGCAGCAGAATCCGCTGCCGATCTGCCTGCGGCCCGAAGTGCTGGTCAAGGGGACCAAGGCCTGACCATGACAGGCTGGGCGGCGGCGATGAAGGACCTGAACGCGGCCGTCGTCGAGACGTTCGGCCGCGAGGTCCTCTATCTGCCGGAGTCCGGGGGCGCAGTCTCGCTGCGAGCGGTATTTCAGCCGGCGCGGGAGGCCGAAGACTCATCGCCCGGCGTTTATGCGGTGCTGCTCGTGCGGCTCGCGGGCTTGCCCGCGGCGCCCGTGCGCGGCGATGAGGTCGAGATCGGCGGCGTCCGCTACAAGGTCTTCGACATCGAGGCCGACGCCGAGGGCGCTGCCGTGCTCCGGCTCCGTAAGGCGGGCTGACTTCCGGAAAATCTTTCGGAAGTCCCTACTTCCACCAAACTTGGCGGAGCTTCGAAATTCCGGACAATTGTCCGGAATTCGTTCACGGGTCATTGGGACTTCCGGTCAATTGGGCGGAAGTCGTTGGGGTTGAATCATGCCGAGCGTCCGCGTCTACCAGAAGAAGCAACTCCGGCTCGACCTGCTCGACTTCCGCCAGCGGCAGATGTATGAGCTGGGCAGCGCGGGCGTCACGGCGGTCAAGGCGCGACTGGCCGCCGCGCAAGGTCCGGAGGATACCGCCGCCAAGCCGCTCACCAAGCGTTACGCGATCTTCAAGACGCGGAAAGGCAAGGGCAATCGCAGGAACCTGACATTCACCGGTGACCTGCTGCGCAACTTCCAGGTCCGCACGGTGAGCGAGAACCGGGCCAAGGCCAACGTTTCGACTCGCAGGGACCGCATCAAGGCCTGGGCCAATCAGAAGCGCGAGGCGTGGATGGTGTTCTCGCCTAGAAATAAGGCGGCAGTGGTCGAGGCGGCGCGCAAGATGCTCCAGGCGATGAAGCCGCGTCTGCTCCTCGAACACAGCCTGGGTGGAAAGCAGCGATGATCAACCCGGCAGAACTGGTCGACAACCTTGTCGCCCTGCTACGTGACATCCCGGAGCTGGTCGCGGAGATGGAGGGCGATGCGCAGCGGATCTTCGCTTACCACGATCAGTATCCGAAGCGGGCGAGCCTGGCGGCGGCGATTCATGAGATGCCCGCGCCGGGCATCATGGCCGCCTGGCAGGGCACGCAGCCCTCGAGCTTCGGCGGCGTGGACGTGTGGCGGCACCAGATCACGCTCTTCCTGCGGACGCGCGAGACCTTTGACGGCGATCCGCCCACCGCCTACTACCGGCTGTTTTGGCTCATCACCAAGGGAGTGCCATCGTCGGTGGGCGTGCCGCTGATCAACGCTACGGTGCATCCGTCCTGCTACCCGATGGATTTACCGCTCATCCAGCGGCAAACCGACGCGGAAGGGCTCGACTACTTTGAGGTGCCGATGACATTCACGGAGATGGGAGATGAGTGACCAAGTGGCTTTGGTTTCGCCTGACGGCGAAGTGCAGTATGTCGAGGCGCGGCCGGAACTTTTGGTCCCCTTGATGGTCCGTGGCTACCGGCAACTGACCGAACACGAAGATGAGGAGGTAACGCCTGATGTCCGTCACGCGGATGCAGGAAATCCAGATCTGCTTCGGTAAGCAGAAGCAGACCGACATCTCGACCGCCAACACCGGCGTCCAGATGTGGCAGTTGCGGAAGCTCAACGCCGCGCTCGCCAACCCGAAGCTCAACACGGAGAACGACGCCGAGGAGTTCGGCAAGGGCCACGAGTTCGCCACCCAATCGTTCCAGACCTCCTGGGACGTGACTGGGACGCTCGAGAAATACCTCGGCGCGGAGATCGCCGCTTGGGCGATGGCCTTCGGCCTGGGCAAGGTGGTGAAGTCGGGAACGACTCCGAACTTCACTTACACCTGCACGCCGCTGTTTCCAGCGAGTGGCGAC